CAACAAGGGTGTTCTACTTATGTTGGCGCAAGATATTACCATCAAGTTATACATCGCTTTGGTACACAAGCATTCATTTTGACTCACGCCTTAGATGCAACTAACAACCTTTACAAAATGGCGCAACGATATTATGAAAATACACCAGAATTACTTAAACCGTCCGTTACCACATCAAATGCAAAAGAACTTATTTTTGGGAAACTCGACAGCGGATACAAATTGGGTACTGCCGAAAATCAAAGTGTCGGTCGCTCGGCGACAATCCAACTTCTACATGGTTCTGAAGTTGCATTTTGGAACCATGCCAGCGAACACGCCAAAGGTATCTTTCAAGCAGTTCCTAACGCGGCAAATACGGAAATTGTGCTTGAGTCTACAGCAAATGGGGTAGGGAATTTTTTTCATCAACAATGGCAAAAAGCAGAGGCTGGCGAACCGGAATACATTGCAATCTTTGTGCCGTGGTTTTGGCAAGACGAATATCAAGTAACACCTCATCACGGGTTTACATTGACAGTTGACGAAGAAGAATTGATGCGTCAATATAGATTGACATTAAATCAAATTGCTTGGCGCAGAAACAAGATAGCAGAATTTAGTGTTAATGGCACTGATGGCATTAAATCATTTATGCAAGAGTATCCTTGCAATAGCGCTGAGGCATTTCAACTTACTGGTGAAGATAGTTATGTCGCTAATGAGCTTGTCTTGCGTGCTCGCAAAACAATCCAAGTGGACGATTACGGGCATCTTGTTGTCGGTGTTGACCCTGCTCGCTTTGGCGCTGATAGATCAGCAATTATCAGACGCAAAGGACGTAAGGCGTATGGTCTTGAGACTTATGTCAAAAAGGACACAATGGAGCTTGTCGGAATCGTCAATCAGATTATCGTCAACGAGCAACCTGCCAAAGTTTTTGTAGATGTTGGCGGTCTTGGCGCAGGAGTTGTAGACAGACTGAAGGAATTAGGGCATGGGCATATCGTCGTCGGCATTAATGCTGGCTCAACACCGCTTGATGGTCGTAAATACAGTAATAAGCGGTCTGAAATGTGGGGCGAACTTAAATCCTGGCTTGAAGATGAGCCTTGTCAAATACCTGACTCTGATGAACTCCATTCTGACATTTGCGGAACACGTTACCGCATTGATAGCAATTCCAGATTAGTCATGGAAAAGAAAGATGAAATGAAAAAAAGAGGCATTCGTTCGAGCGACACAGCAGATAGTTTATGTCTCACATTTGCGTTGCCAATTTCTCAAATAACAAATAGTAGCAAAACAAGCCAAACTGCTGGTAAGATTATGGGTAAACAAAGAACGTTGCTCAACGCTAAGGGACAGCTTTATGGTAACAGTAGCTAAAAGTGCATCAGATAAACTAGCACGCATTAAAGAAGATGTTTCTACGTCTTATAAATATTTTCAAGATAACTATAAAAGATTTCACGAGTTTCGAAAATATATTTTTAAAGAATCTATAACTGAGCAGCAAAAAGCAGCTATGATGCAGTTGCATCGTCCTGTGCTTGAGTTTAATATTTTGGAAGCTTACATATCACGTCTTCTCGGTGAATTCGCACAACAAGAGCCAAGTATTTGTGTGACCCCCGCTGAAGGCGTCCCTATACCTTATGAAGTTTTAAATGTGGTAGAAGGGCATATTAGACACATCCTTCATCAAGCTGATAAAGATTCTTTCAGTTATGAGATTTATAAAGACTTATTATCTGGTGGTTATTCAGTGGCTAAGGTTTGGACTGACTATTCAAGCCCTATGAGCTTCAATCAACAAATTTATTTATCACGAGTTTTCGACCCAACCTTATGCGGATTTGATCCAGCAGCGCGTGCGTCACATAAGGGTGATGGCCAATATTGCTTTGAAGTTTTTCCTATGGATGTAAAAGATTTTGAACGCGACTACCCCGATGTAGAACTTAAAGGAATAAATTATGAAAGGGACTTCGAGGGGTTTAATTGGTCATATAAAGATGCCATGGGCAAAAAACTTATTCTTGTTGTCGACTATTTCGAGAAAAAGAAAAGACGTACTCGCATTGTAAGACTTGCTGATGGTCGAGTTATGACAGTCAAAGATTATGAGCGAATGCAAGCATATTGGGAAGAAATGAATTTTATTGAGCAGCTGCCAATTGTAATGGGCAAGCCGCGTTGGACAGAGCTTGAAACAGTTTGCCGATATCGTTTGATTGAAAACCAAGTGCTCGAATATGAAGAAACAGATTATACTTTTTTGCCCTATGTTTTTGTTGATGGCAATTCAATCAATTTGACTCAAGGTACATCGAATACAACTTACCAGATGACGCGCCCTTACGTTTATCACGCCAAAGGTATTCAAGATCTCAAAAACTTCGCAGGTATTAGTTTAGCAAACTACTTAGAAAACCAAATACAATCTAAGTTTATTGTGATGAAAGAGGCTATTCCCCAGGAAGACGACTATATTGAGGCGCTAACGGACATTCAAAAAGCCAACACAATTGTAGTGAATGCTTTCTATGAAAATGATCCTAACAAAGCAATTCCGCAACCTATTCGTGAAGTGGTTAATCAAGGTGCGCCGCCTGAAATTATGGGTGCATTCCAAGTTACTGACCCAACCACACAAACTATCTTGGGTTCTTATGCTTCTAATCTCGGCCGAGACGACACAAGATTGTCTGGAAAAGCTGTTATCGAAACAGCCTCCCAAGGAAACTCTGCGGCAATGCCTTACATTGTCGGTTACTTACAAGGCTTAACTCAAATTGGAAATATCATTGTAGATTTGATGCCTAAATATTTAGTGGGTAAACGCACTATCCCTGTGATTGATAGCAACGGCGAACAGTCTTATCAAGAAATTAATATGGAAGGCAAACCAGTGCTTGATTACAAAGACCGTGCTGTCAAAGTCAACATTGATGCAGGCGTAAACTTCCAAATACAAAAAAATAAAGCGCTTGAGCAAATAGTTGGACTCATGCAAGCAAGCCCTCAGTTTGGCCAGTTTATGAATAGTCCTCAGGGCCTTAAAATCTTAGTATCTAACCTAACCATTTATGGCGCGGATAGATTACAAGAATCAATCGACCCATATTTACAAGAGCAAGCTCAGCAGCAACAACAGGCCATGCAAATGCAACAACAAGCGATGATGCAGAACCCGCAAATGATTCGTGCGCAAGCTGAAATGATTAAAGCTCAATCTGATGTACAACAAAATCAAATTGAAAATCAGTTTGAATTGGCTCGCTTAGCTACAGAAAAAGAATTAGCTGATGCAAAAATACTTGAAGCCGAAGCAAAAATATCGCAAGCTCAAATTGATAGTGCTGTGCGTTTGGAAGAGTCACAGACCAGCCTTGAAGTACATGCGCTGGAGTCAGCGGCAAAACTAGCTGAAGTGCAACAACGCGCTCAGGCGCATCAAATAGATATACAAAAAGGCATGAAAGAGTTAGTCGGAGAGCAAAGTGCACAGTCTTCTGAATAAAATACTCCAGGGTATGTATGGTTATGGGGTAAATCCAATTGTTCCTGAAAGAGGTTTTCCTGGAATGGTTAAGCCTGGAAATATTGATATTTATAATCGCCCTTTAGTAAAAAACCCAAAAGGTGGCACGAGCACTGCTTATTCTATGGGTGTTAATTTAGATGGTAATGAATATTTGATACCTAGAGTAACTGATGACGGTAAAATATTATCAGAAAGAGAAGCTGTAGCGCATTTTAAAAAAACTGGAAAGCATTTTGGGATATTTGAAAGCCCAGAAGCATCAACGCAGCATGCCAAGTACTTACACAATCAACAAAAATCTTTTTATAACCTATAAGGACATAAAATGAGCAAATATAAAATCACTGAACACCATATTACACAGCCTGGCGGCGTAGAAAAAATGAAACGCGATGGTTACACTCGAAGTGAAATTATGCAAACCATGTATAAAGTTACAAGCGGCGCATCTAAGGACGAAAGAAACAAAATTGTTTCTGACTTGTTCAGGAAAGATTGATGAAGACGTTGCTTAAAGATGACAGCGGAAGCGATATAGTTTTGCCGCGCGTAACAGACGTGCAGCCTGTTGCTAACTGGTGGATATGGAAACCAAATGGCATGTTTGAGCGCGCTATAGCGCTTGTAATATTTGATTATTTTGAGCCTGAAATGGAAGTCATTGAGCAATCTACCGCCCTAATGGGTGTTTCTGATTTAGGCTTGGCATCAATGGTTGAAATTTTAAGCGAAGAGCGTAATTATATATATTCTGAAACTTACCCTGGAAGCTAATCATGAAAAAGAAAGCACCTGCAAAATCAGCAAAACATATGGATGTAGCACAAGACAAAAAACTCATTTCTAAAATGATTAAAAAATCTGAAAAGAAAGATGTCAAAGAAGACAAATCCATGATGAAAAAAATGATGAAGGGGAAATGCAAATGAAACAAGTAAAGAAAGAAGTTAAAAAAGGCATGCTTGTTAAAGGCAAAGCTGCTGGCACCCCCAAAGGTATGTCGCATAACGTGAAAGTTATGGAAAAAGCTGGTTATTCCAAAAAAAGAGCAGTAGGCACAGCTTATGGTGAAGTAGGTATGGAGAAGAAAGCACGCAAAGACGAATCTAAAGCCATGAAAGCTAAAGGAAAAAAATCATGCCGCTAAAGCCAGGTAAAAGTAAAAAGGTAATAAGCACCAACATTTCCGAAATGGTTAGGGCTGGACATCCAGTAAAACAAGCAATAGCTGCTAGTCTAACTAATGCTGGCAAATCCAAAAAGAAAAAGAAATAACATTCGCTGTTCGCGGTTTGCGAATCACGAACAGTAGATGTTTCACGTGAAACATAGTTGTGAATCCTATGAATGAAAATTTAGATAAATTATTAACTGCATGTGAAGACCTTAGTTATTTAAATAAATTTGCACCTTATTTGCGCGAAACAGAGTACCGAATATTATTGCTTGTTTGCGGCCACACAAGGCATGGTAAAGTATCTTTGAATGAAGTTGAAAAGCTTCTAAGCGAATACTGGGAAATTTATGATTCTAAAAACCATGTCAAAAATATTAAGTTCCTAATTACGCAGGCTTTAAAAAACATACAGCGTGGAAATTTATATGTGGTTTCACGTGAAACATTGGCAAACGCTTGACACAAAATGTTTCTATAGTGAATAATTAGGGTATTACGTCCCCAAACGGCATCCTGGGCGCAACCTTACAGCGAAATGTATTGAATCACGGTGACACCGACAGAAAGTCAAACGAGGGTTTTAAATGGAAGAAGTAGAGAATATTGTTGATACTGAAATCACTAATCCTGAAGCACAAGAGCAAGAAACTGCTCCTAATGACGATTTGCAAGCGCCTGTGTTCAATAGAATTCAAGTTGCTGATGTCGTTAAACGGGAAAAACAAAAAGCTTTTGAAAAAGGGAGATTAGCAGCTATGCAAGAATTACAAGCTCAGCAACAGCAACAACAAGCAGCCCCACAACAGGCTCCAAGCTTAGGTGGAATGGCGCAATTGTCACAAGCTGACATTGAGCGAATGATTCAAGAGCAAGCGACACGTGCGACACAAGAGCATATTCAAGGCCAAC